CCCAAATCTTTTTCGCACCATCATGAGTTGCGAAACCAACTTCGTCTGCAAAATCCATAGTGCTACAAAACATAACCTCACCAAAGATTTTGTGAGTATCTAGGATATATGCAAGCATCTTAGCGTCTTTTGCAGTACCAATCATATTACCAGCACCTTTGAACACAGCGACTTTCGCACCTTCGATTGCATCAATAAAAATTGTTTCGTTTTTCATGTCTATCTCTCTTTCTCTTGACTATACTATTATAATACACAATTCCTATGGTAAAGTCAAGTTTTATTTTCAGACGTAAAAAACCCTCATAAATCAAGGACTTATGAGGGTAAGATTTTATGTGATATTTGGTGGTTTGTTATAAAAACAACAAGTGATTCGCTTTTTAACGTCTATCTTTTTTCTTGAGTTCGTTTGCAATCCACTGTTTTGCTTGAATTTTTGTGGGTTTCTTTGTGACTAGACTACGAATACGTTTATACACTTTCTGGAATATATCCTCACCAGCCTCATTGTTATCTACAATAATAAAGTGTTTAGAACCAAACAACTGTTGAAATGCACCAATGTTTCTTTGTACACCATTCCACATTTGTTCTACAGACTTCTCTGGTAGAGTTCTTGCTCTTTCTTTGTTTCGTATCTGTGCAACTTCTAGTGAAGTGTTTGCAAAAATCATTGAACACTGATAACCAAGTTGGTCTAGTGCGTTCTTTTGTCTAGTAATCTTTGCAACGTCTTTACCAGTTCCGTCAATAATGATACCTAGTCTACCATCAACCCAACCAGACTGTCTTGCTTTTGTTTTTGCTTTTGAACGTAAACGTATCGCTTGACCCTCATCTGAAAAGATATCTTCTGGTTTACCAATATCCAGACCAGCAGCTTCTAGGTCTTTCTCGTAGATATCATCTGAATTTACAATCTTCATTCCAAGACCACCAGTGGTCTTCCTCACAACGTAGGACTTACCACTGCCTGGCCCACCAGCAAGAAAGATTGCGTTAAATATGTTGGGGTCGTAAACTCCCTCTTGAATTTGTTGAAATGTTTTCATCACTAATCCTTTGTAACAACTCTTGTATGTATTTAGTTTCTTCTGGTTTCATGGGTTCAATCCTTCTCTCTTGTCTCTGTAGGTTCGTAAACTTCTTCATCTTCAGTTTTGCTTTATTTGTCATTTTGTTCCCTCTTAAAAAATGTGGTTGAACATGATATAGATTGTTGTTACATTTCTCCTTATGCTACTGTGTAATCACTTCCAGCCGTGTATCCTGCTGATACGTTGACTGAACGTGCCTTGTTAGTGTCGATACCCAAATCACCACCTTGTGAAACCCCAGCAGTTGGTAATGGGTTATTATTTCCAGCATCTTTTGCTACTTGCATAACTATTTTATGTTTAAGTTGTCTGGATTTTGTGAATGTGTGTCTTAGGTGTGTGACAATATAGTTACCAGACATTTGTGCATCATCCTTACCATCTGTGATAGAACTTGTTGCACCAATCTGTAGATTAATCTTATCACCAGCTTGAATAAATGTCTGACCATTTATCTCTACATTAAGAATGTATCCGTTTTCAAACTGCTGTTTTCTTGCGATTTTTCTTTGTAGTGTCTGGTTTTTATTGTCACTTTGATATGGATAGTTTCCATCCTCTTCAAAAGAGTATCCAGATGCAGTTGATACCACGAATAATTTGGTATCTTCGTTTTCAGTTAAGGACTTGAGTGTATCTGGGTCTTTTGCTTCTGATATGATTGGAGTAGACTCCCCATTGTCTGGATGTATATCTCTATCAAAGTTGTCGAGATAATTATATTTATATAAGTCGAGTCTTTTATTGTATACATCATGTGCAATAAGTTTAGAACTAATCATACCACTGTTTATATTCTGAATAGTATCTTTTGATGATACTCTTGTATAATTTACGAGTGTATCTAGATTCAATTGTGCATCTACTACACCAACTTCATTTAACTGAGCACCAATATTTTCTTTGAAAAAGAACTTAGGTTCTTCTCTACACATACTATCATATGTTCTGAAATGAAACCCCTTGGTTGTTTCATAAAACAGATATGAAGGTGACGCATTGTTTAGACCAGAATTAGAAATATTAGTTAAGTGATTAATACACTTAAATGGTCTAAGGTTTGGAAAAATTACTTTTGTAAGGTTTGCAGTTGGTTCAAAGTAAAATGTCTTTTTACTTTTTAGATATGTTTCATCTCTAAGAATCTTCTCTACAATTTCATTTGGCTGTCCACTGTAAGATTGTGATATTCTACAAGTCGTATTTCTAAATCCCTCTACAGAACCGAACTGTAGTGATATAACTTGTGCAGTTTCACCATCTCCTCTTTGTGAGTTAATCTTGTAAATGATTAGAGGTGATTGTGTATAGTCAACTGTAGTCTCTGGTTCTGGAGAAGATTGTGGTGTTTGAAGTTTTAAAACTAATCTCTCTTCACCAATGATAGGAAAATTTTGTATGATGTTTGTGGTGTCTTTTATGACAATATCACCACTAACAGATGCAGTATAGATATTTTCAAATACGTTAATTTCTTCCACCAACTCGACAATATCAAATGTCTTTCCAGTTGTGGAAACAATCTTGCACTCTTCAATTAAAAATTCACCAGCGAATTGTAAGTCACTTTTTGCGGCCATTAGGATGCCTCTTGTAGTTTTCTCTCAAACTCTTTTACAAAATCATCAATGTAACGAGTTCCAATAAGTCTAATCTGTCTTTTTTTCTCTTGTAATTTATCTTCATACTGATAGTTAGATATTGCTGTTGCTGATGGATACTCTGTGGTATTCATACCAACATCAATAGTGACTGTAGTATCTCCAGATGTCTGTGTAATTTCATAATGGTGTACTGCTTGTGGATTGTCATATTTGTCTGCAACGAACTGTTCAAATCTCTGAACACTCATAGGCCAGTCTTCGTAATAATCAATTATATCATTTGCAATTAAAATAGACCAGTGTAAGTTTACATCACCATAGTATTTGTGTGCAATCATCTCTGGTGTTTCACCATCTCTAACATCATAGTAATCAAATCCTAAAATATTATCTTTTACTTTTGGAATCATTTTTACTCTAGACAATATGTCTTTCATGATGGTAAATTTACCATTACCTTTTGTATCATAATAGATGTTTGGAAACATATCAAAGTATGCCATATTAATATCCTAACGCAAGTTTTTCTCTGGTGATAAGTTCCAGTTCTTTGAATTGCAGTTCAATATTTGTCTCTACTGGAGGCGCACCAGTACCATCTGAATGTGGTCTAAAGAATTGTACTCGTTCACCACCATATGTTACATTGCAACTCTCCAACACACAAGTTGATATCTTATTTAAGAATTGGTTTTCTTTATTCATGTTCATATATGTAATATCAAAAGTAGCAGGAACAACCATTGTTCTAGATGACCCAACATCACCATCAAAACTTGGCGCCATATAAAATCTAAACATTCTTGCAATTTCATCTACTGCACTTGCTTCCGCTTCTGACTTAGGCATCATTTTAAATGAATAACTAAACGCTCTTCTAGGTAAACCTTGGAATACCATCTCAAGTCTATTGTTAGTAACTTTACCTCTTGCAAGGTCAATAGCTGCAGTCGCTCCAGGCGCAGCTACATCAGCTGCCGCTCTCATTGACATAAAAGCTGCATCACCACCAGCTTGTTTACCTTCGTCAACTAAAGTGTTAAAAAATTCTTTGTTAAATACACCACCACTTCTACCTTTAGAAACAAGGTTTGCAGCTGCAGTCGCAAATACACCAATCTCTACTTCACCGTATGTTGCTCCTTGTTGAACACCAACAGTTGCAGGCATATACATTGCAATAGAAGAATTTAATCTTTTGGTTGCTTTCTTTGGAACACTGATTGTTGATGGTTCGTTATTTGAGTAAAAATCGTCAAACTCATTACCACTATACCCACCAGTTTTCTTTGCACCTCTTTTTTGACCAAACTTTACGTTTGCATTTTCAGTTTCATTAATATGAAATATCATATAATGTCCTTGGTCATTAGACCCCAAGTCTTCTGGATATGCAACGTGCTTACCCTTGAAAGGATTTGTGGCTGCATAGTTACTTCTATCAACCCTACCCCTACCGCCTGGGTTTTGTGTTTGTCCACCACCAAGTGCATCAGAAATCATGTTATTGATTCTGCCAGTTGCACGATTGATTGCAACATTTTTGATTTCGTTTAAGAATCCTCGCATCTGTATAAATATCCTTAGTTACATACTATTTAGGTGAATAATCATGGCATACCGTGGAAGATACATACCAACCTACCCAAAAAAGTACAAGGGTGACCCTTCTAATATTATTTATAGAAGTTTGTGGGAAAGAAAGTTTATGGTATATTGTGACCGTAATGACAAGATATTGGAGTGGGGTTCTGAAGAGTTTTTTGTTCCCTACCGTTCACCATTAGATGGTAAGATACACCGATACTTCCCAGACTTTTATGTCAAAGTAAAAACACCAACTGGTGATAAAAAGTGGGTTGTTGAAGTAAAACCCAAAGCACAATGTAAACCACCAAAAATGCCTAAAAGAAAAACCAAAAAGTATCTCAATGAAGTTCGTACTTGGGCTATCAATGATGCAAAATGGAAACACGCAATCGAGTATTGTAAAGATAGGAATATGGAATTCATCATCCTCACAGAAGTTGAATTGATGATATAAATAACTACATGGCAGAAGAAACTTATTTCGATAAAATATCGGCACAAATTAAAACTGGTGATGAACCAATTTCTTGGTATCGTAATCGTATCAAAGAGCTCGGAACACCGACTGTTCCAGAGTTGTTACGTTCTGGTAAACTCAATAATAAACCTCACCCCAAACACCTAAATATGTTTGTCTATGCACCAAAGTTTGCAAAGAAGTTACCATATTATGATACATTTCCACTGGTCATGTACTTGAAATCAGCAGAAGGTGGGTTCTATGGATTAAACTTCCACTACCTACCATATGCACTTAGAGCAAGACTTCTAGATGCCGCTGGACAAGATAAACTGGATGTTAGTGCAGTAGAAAATAGTAGATTGACAAAACCAACTATAAAAAGATACTTGTATGGATATGCAAGGTCTATGTTTAGAAAAGTTGATAGTGATGATAATTTAACTGCAATTATGTTACCAGTACAAAGGTTTAAGAAAGCATCAGA